GTTATCCCCATCTGAGTGACCAGTCTTGCGGGAGTGGTGAACAAGGATTAGGTGAGCGTCGTGAGTTCGGACTAAATTCGTAAGCTCGACAACGAAGTCACGCTCAAGGTTGAGATCATTCATCGGCATAGAGATGCGCTGTAGGCAGTCCAGTACGATCAACTTGCACCCCTGCTTCAGCATGTAGTCCGCCTTGGCGATTGCCGCGTGTGGCTTATCAACCATCTCGTTGACGAGATACAGGTACTTATCTAGCAGGGATAAGCACTTCTGGACGTAGGGCTTTGTCGGCTCACCGTTCGCAAGCTGGTCGCACATGAGGCTCAGAAGATATGGCGTGTCCATCTCGTAGCTGATGTACCCCGCCTTGATCTTGTGCATCACATAGTCAGCGACTAAGTAATTGGCGACCGTTGACTTGTATGAGCCACGGGTGCCGAACAGGATCGTTAGTTCCCGAGGGCGCAGTGCGAACTTGTCTCCGTCCCTATCCCAGAATGGAAAGAACGCATCTCCGTTGACGCCATTCTCGCGGAGGTCGCTGACTTGATCGGCAAACTCTCCCGCCGTGTAGACATTCTGGAATCCCTCCAGCGAGGAGTTGATGTCCAAGTCTTCGAGTTGCATGAACTCGTTGTCGGTGGGCTTCCTAGACATAAAACTCTTCGTCCTTCTGCTCGGGCGCAGAGACTTCATCCATCCAGCGCTCTTGGTTGATGTAGGTTTCTGGGTTCAGGATGTAGCGCGGATCGGGATTCCAAACTCGGGCGCGGAGATCCTTCTCAATCAACGCGAGGGTTGGCATATCAAGCTTCGTGAGCTTCTTGACGCACTTGGCTTTAGCCACCTTCTTGGGGAAGAGCTTCCAGATTCTCTCTACCGTCTCTTCCTTTTCGATGTCCCGTGACTGTCCCGTGACTGTCCCGTGACCGTCACTTTCTGTTCTTATATTCTTGTTTCTTTGTTCTTGTTCTTTAGCGAGCTTCTCTCTTGCGCGCTGCCTTCTCTTTCGAGCCGCTCCCGTCGCGTCAGAGCTTTGCTTGTCTTCCCAGTTGATGATGTCCCAGTCATCCGCGATCAACTCAACGTCCATCAGGCGATCCTTCACCGCCGCCATCTCGACAGGGGTAAGGCCCAAATGAACTGACAGCATCTGGTCGCGTAGCTTCTCGTTGTCTTGATCCAGCGTCCCGTCCGCCTTCGCGCACATCAATGAGATGTAGTGCCAGCGATCTTCAAAGGAAAGTATTCGGAGTCGGGGATGTTGAGCGAGTTCGGTATACAACTTGAACCACTTCACGCTTGGCGGCTCCAAGTGTTGTTCTTGTAGAACTCCAGCGCGTTGCATCCCAGTCGGCGGGACTCTCGCTTCACCGCTGCCTGAAATTTTTCCTAGTCTTGCTTTGTAAAATCATTGCGCGGCTGATCTAAGCCAATGCGAACGATGAACTCGTCGTCTTCCGGAACCCAGTTTTTGGGCCTGCGGAATCCTTCGCGGTGGGTATATGGGTCTTCGGGAAACAAGTCATTTTCCGACATCCCGACTGACTGCATGATATCCTTCGGCGCGCACCCACGGCTCCGGCAGATCATGATGATCGCGCCAGTGCGGCCTATTTGGATGTCGAGGGAGGGGGTTTTGTCATTATGAGCGGGGCATCTGGCTCTGTATTTATCTGCGCCAGTGCTTCGACAATACTCTAAGCGGGAAATGAACTGGTTTAGATTTTCTAATATCGACACCTTGGAATCCCATAAGACATGTTAAAACTAGATAGCTAATATTAAATGCCGGAAATAATTTTATCAAGTGTCTCTTTTTGCTGATTTAAAAACTTGCAAATACTCAAGTTAAAACGCATCCTGTAAATTGACATCACTATTCTACAAATGTTTAACTTTGTAGATCCATTCAGATATTCCTCTGGTAGGACTAATAAACAGGGGAAGCGGTAACAAAAGAGGGTGATTGACATGCCGGTAGTTGCGATTCACGACGAGGCTTCTGAGATTAAGCGGGAGCACAGGTCGGAGCGGTTCAGGGCGGTACTGAAGAGACACGGGATAGCAGAGCATGGTGCTCAGACAGCTATCGCAAAGGAAGTGGGAGTATCAGATGCGACAGTAGCCGCATGGATGCGCGGCTCACTGCCAAGGGATCCAGAGGTGCTTTTCCGCTTTTGCGACGTGTACGACGTTGACCCATATTGGTGGGTTAGCGGGCAGTCAAGGCCTCGCGATAGCGTCGATGCGGAAAAGCTTGTCCGATCTTTTTGTACGGTTCGTGAGTGGAAGACGGCAAGTCAGTTGACGCTTACAAACGAACAGGAAGCGCTCTGCGCCGCCAAAGTATATGACGATCCTGCGGGAGCCGAAGCCTACCTAGAGCAAATGGCACCGTTTTTCACCACATAAAAACGACCTGTCGCTTTAGGATACGGATACCCCAATTAAAAGTTGACACCCATATATAGGTTTGTTTTACTCCTATTTAACGAGGAGTGAGAATGTCTATCAATAAGAAGTCTGTCTTCGAGACTCTATCGAAGATTCCGGTCAAGGATTACGTAAAGCACTCAAAGGCAGAGGACTTTGACGGGTCCGTCAAGTACCTGCCGTATCTGCCATGGACTCATGCTCATCAGCTAATGATGGCAAAGTATCCTGAGTACGAGTGGAGCTTCTCCGAAAACCCTGAAGGCCTTGAGGTGTTCTACTTCAAGGACGGCACTGCCGAGGTGCGAGTTGTGATGTCCATCGGGGACGTCACGATGATTGCGTCGAAGACCGTCACCAACGGCACAGGCTCTGCCTACCCCAACCCCAACGCAAACGACATTCACAACGCCAAGATGCGATGCCGCACACGCGCTATGGCAGAGCTTGGCCTTGGCTGGGATCTCTGGATCAACCCAGAGAATTATCCCTACACAGAACCTGAGAGCGTCGTCAAAGAAGCGCTCGAAAAAGCCGAGGACAGCAAGGCAGAAGAGCCTAAGTTTTCCAAGGCAGAAGATCTTTTCTCGTCATTACTGGAAATAGAGGACGAGAAAGTAGCAAAGGCGAAATTCAAGTTAGTGAAGAACGCCTACAAGAACCGCAAGATGGACATGGACGAACTAGAAAAGCGGTGGAGTGAACTGAAAAAAGAAAGGAAGTGGAAATGAAAGTTAACAAACATTTGCATATGAATATGCGCCCTTCGGTGGAGTGGTTTAGCCCCTTTAGGGAAGAGATCCTTCGGGTATGGTCTCGAATAAATTTAGAGGGTCAATGCTTTGCGTGGACCGGCTTTTTTATTCGCCCAAGTGCCTCAGAGGAAGGTATTTGGGGATTCCTACATGCGGGAGAGTATGCCAATTGGACTGCTGAGTTAGACGGCATGTGGAGGGCTATGTTGTGGGAGCGGTAAAGCAAGGGTCCGACTCATTCGAGTGGCTGGCCCAGAGACGAGGAAAAATTTCAGGCACAGCGGTAGGTGTCTTAGAAAACTGTAACCCCTACCAAAAGCAACACGACCTGCTGCGCTCGATGGTCAGAGACCTCGCCGGAGCAGAATCAGAATTTAAGATGGTCCCTGCTGTCGAGCACGGCCAACAAATGGAGCCAATCGCGAAAGCGTGGTACGAGAAAGTGTATGGCCTCATCGTCGATGAAACGGACTTTGTCGTACACCCAATGTACGAGTTTCTCGGAGCATCACCAGACGGGCTTGTAGGTCTGGACGGCTCTATAGAAATCAAGTGTCCGTACCCGCGCTTTACTAAAGCACCCTACTCCGTATTCGATGAGAAGAAGAAGATGTACCTGCGCCAGTGTCAACTGGTCATGGAGGTATGTCAGGTGGATTGGCTGGACTTTATCTGCTACCTCTCTCCTCACGCTGATGCGCATCCTGAGTACAACATCGAGAGATTACACAGGGATGACCAGTGGCTTCATGAGGGTCTATCAGCATCTCTTCTGCCTGTCCCGAAAGCTGGGACCGTGCCGCGCATCGACCTATATGCAGAGTGGCATGAGTTCATCCATGAAGAGCACGACAGTCCGACCCGCAGAAAAAAGCATACGGATTCTGCGCAGGACATTTACGAGGTGGTGGAAAACGAGTCGCTATCAATCCTGTCTGCGGCTATGACCGAAAAGGCGAAGCTTGAGTTAGATAATGCCGAAGTGCTCGCTAAGATTTCGGTGCTCGATCAGACAATCAACGACACAAAAAAATTAGTCGCTGATGAGTGCGGGAAAAACGTAACTGACGGTGTCGTCAAGGTTCAAGTCATTCAGCGCAGACCTCAATTTGAATACCGCAGGGCATTCGAGGCAGTTGGAGGTGACGCCGCGCTTTTGGCCGGTGGTCATGACATCAATGACTTTAGATCAACGTCGAATACGCGGCAAATCAAAGTGAAAATTGGAGATTAAGAATGAAAGAAATGTATGTTGAGGGGGAAGTGGCGTTCTGCAACCTGAAAAAGTTTGACACCTACAGGGGATCTAGTACCAACAAGTACACCATCACGCTGAAGCTTGATGATGATAACGCCAAGGCTCTTACCGACGCCGGAGTTCAAGTTAAGGACTACAAGGGAACGCCTCAGAGGAAGTTTTCTACCACCTTTGATGTAAAGATGATGAATCCAGATACGAGTCCATGGACAAAGGAAGAGATACCTTTCAACTCCAAGGTCAGGATTCTGGCGAAAGTCTCTGACGAGCCTTACGGAGATTACGGGCACTCTACCTTCGTCAATGCAGTTCAGGTTTTGGAAGAGGCTGGCGGCGGAGTTGCTGATGGCTTCACTCCCGTTGAGCCACCAAAGCTTGAGGATATGGCAGGAGAGGAAGACATTCCGTTTTGAAAAAAAGGGCTGGGGCACTCCTAAACGCGGCGTCGGCCTGCGTACTCATGATGCCTGCAGGGATGTGGGCTAAAGCGCGGACCCCAGCCGGTTCATAGTTGATCGCGCCAATCATGGGAGCCGACACTAATTTGCAAAGCCTGACTCTGGGGAGGGGTATCGGACAGTCGCTGTTTATTGGCAAAAGCTTAGATCAAAAAATGCCAGCGGAAACTTGTGATGTCCGAGTCATGCTCAAAGGAATCTATCGAGTCAAAGAGATGCATGTTGCCCTCCTCTCCATTACCGAGCAGGGAATAGAAGCGGCACTGGACATTGCTCTTGGCGAAATGCATCAGATGCCGGTCTCAGTTCAAGACATCGATATTTATTTTACTGGGGTCAAAAAGTATTTCGTAAGTGAAAAAGTGTGCCCGCGCTGCGGCAGCACCCATGACGGCGAACCAGTGGAACGCATCAATGGACTTATCAGAGTTAGAGCGCCTAAGAGCGCGAAAATATGTCGAGGAAACCGGATCGGGAAAAACCTCCGATAAGAAAAAGGGCGCTGCGCTTCGGCGCAACATTACCCACCTCGAAGAGCTAAACAAGATCTATCCAGAAAAGCGCTGGGTAACATTGTTGAGAATGCACTTTCGGCCAGTAATCCCTGTGCGGCTCAACCCAGAGACAACAGAAACATTGCGAACGCACAACGGGCACGGGGAAGAGGTCTGGCAAGTGGGAGCGCAAATTATGGCCAGAGACGAAGCTATCTATCTCGCTGAGAAGCTAAGAGTTGGAAAGACCCCGCCTGTTTGGGGTACTATCGACAAGCGATTCGGCGACAGCTTCCTCGATGAATATGAAGGGGAGTAACTATGAAGACTTATCGCGAAGTGGCCGAGCGCTACTTGAAGCAACCAACGAAGCGACTCAACCGACCCAAGGGTGAAGAGTGCATCCGCTACACAGGATACGCTGTTGACCGATTCGGTGACCGTGAACTGGGTAGCTTCAAGAACGCAGACGTCACGATGTATGTCGAGGACATGCGGGAAAAGGGGTACTCGAATGGGACAATCAACACCTGCATTCGGTATTTTCTAGCTGTCCTCAATTATGCGCAACGGGATCTTGAACTGATTCCCTCTGTGCCTCACTTCGATAAGCTGCCCACTGAGGTTGGTGGCAGGAGCATATCGAAGGAAGAGATCTTAGCCTTACTGGCTGAGCTTCCGAGGCTAAAAGCAGGGATGATGAGGTTCGCGCTGGAGACTGGTCTCCGAGGGGCTAACGTGAAAGCCCTGCGGTGGGAGCAGGTAAACATGGACGCACTCCAGCTAGAAATTCCTGCGGCATTAACCAAGGCGGGGAAGATGTTGTGCCTGCCACTGAGCGACAGCGCTGTATCAATGCTGGAAACTCGGCGGAGAGATCAGGAGCATCTGGAGAATCCAGAGTTCGTGTTCACGACAGCGCACGGTAAGCCCTACTCGCCTAAGACGAAGATGACCAATGGCAGTTGGAGGCGGGCGGTCAAACGAGCAGGATTGGAGCGTGTCACATTTCACGATATGCGGCACACATGGGCAACGCGACACACTATCGCTGGTACAGCACCAGCAGTGCTCAAGGACTTGGGCGGCTGGGCGAACTTGGAGATGGTTGAGCGGTACACGCACATGAACACTTCGGCACTGCGATTAGCGGTAAACAATGCGTCGGATAAAGTGGTCGAGAATATTGCTATTGCAGATTCTGCGGCCTAAGATTCGCGCTAGAACTAACGGTTATATAGGACCGTATGATGTGCTCGCCAGAGGGCACTGCATTCAAAATGGCTACGTAGCTCAGTTGGTTAGAGCACAGCATTCATAATGCAGTATCCCACACCGACCACCTCATTCGTTCTTATAACTTAACTGTCTATATCAAAATATAGGTTGGAAACGCTACTCGTTAGCTAGGATCCTGTCGCCGGATATCCAACTTAGATTTTGAGATGACCACATCATTAAGGGGAATTTTATGTACATCTTAGCGACCAAACCCTCAGCCAAAGATAGCTACTCAGAGTACGAAGGTTTCGACGAGTTTGAATCTTTGTCAGAACTTAAAGAATACCTAGCCGATTTGCAGGCGGAGTCCATGACTGATGCCGCAATGGGAGGTTACAGCGTAGAACTGAATGAGCTTGCCTCGCAACATCACATTTATAAGCAGGTGCCTATGGATGAGGCGGATGTAAAAGAATTGGAGGAGAGCATCATCAATGCCTTGCCTAAGCAAATAAAAGACCTTGCAAGAAAGCTATCCAAACGTCACTTGAAGGTAGTAGCGTAAAAAGTGTGGTGGTCGGGGACTACTCTTCGGGGTAGTCCTCTTCTTCTTCTTCATCCTCCACCCCAAAGAACAGGGCGTCTAGGCAAGCCTTGATCTCCATTCCTTGAAGAGCGCCCAGTGCGGCAATCACGTCAGACATATCCCAGTCACCGCCGTAAACGACAGCTTCCTCTATATCCTCAACGTCGGTGAACGCATAGAACTTTGTCGCCTCGCCAGACAAAAGCATGTCGCGCAACCTTTCTAGTTGCTCGATGGCCTCGGCATTCTGTATTGGAACCACATTCACCTTAGCCGTCTCGGCTTGGTCTCTACGTGATATGAGTGGCGTATCGCGAAGTCGCGCTTAGCCAGATCAATTACGACCAGCTTCTTTTCAACGTCGCTCATGCAGTTCCACTCAGATACTTCCTGCTGAGTTCTCCCGCAGCCCTTGCACACCACGTCACCAAAGATCGTTGCGGAACACCACCCGTTACAGGGGCTGTCCGACAGCGATGTTACTTCCCCATTGAGATCCATCTTGACCTCCTTCTGAGAACATCATCACGTCTTCCATTATACAGCTAAATGGCAAAGTCAAAGTGGGTTTCTGTTGTTCACATTTTTTCCGCCAAAAAAATATTTTATCTTTTTTTTGCCCTTTATATTCAGTCGCTTACGTTTTGTCAGGGACATAATTAGCCATTTTTTTGACCATTTAAGACTATAAAAATAGGAGTCAACCCCCCTGATTTTGCGGGATCAGCCTAGTGTTTATGCGGGTTTCAGCGCCATTCCCACATGAAACGACGATTTGGCGAAGGTACGTTTGATATGATGATCACATCACATGCATTGCGACGTGTGAGAAAGGGGCCGGTGGGGCACAGCACGCCACCACCGGCAGATGGCACAGGAACAATCTGGAGGAAAGACCCATGCCAAGCACGAATGATACACGCAACCGTATCCGCAAGATACCCACGCACCGCAAGGTGAAGTACCTGATGAACGAAGAGGAGTGGGCGCGGAAGATTCACGACCACTACTTTAAGCAGACTGACGAGGCAGGCACGACCGTCTACCTCACAGACCTCTGGGATTTCAACCGCGTGGTTGAGAGTCTCGACATCAACCTTGGTGAGTTTCTGGGGAGGGACTGGAAATGAGGGGAAAGCAACTATCGCACAGCGACAACGTGACCAAGGCCGAAGCCAAGATGGTTCGCAAAATGGCAGACCTCTGCCTGCGTGAACTGGCTAAGGCTGAGCATGAGATCCCAGCCACTTACACAGAGATGAAGCGCCTGTGTAGCGTCCACGTAAAGCATCGCGGACAAGCATCATACGGTGGCTCACGGGGAGTCACCATTGACCTCTGGTCTTTGCGCAGGGGGACGTCACAGATGTCTGAGTACAAAGCCTTCGCAGGCGATCCAGTGATCGGGTCGATGGACTGCGGCGACGTTGAGAACCGTTTGCTATGCGTCGTTGCACATGAAGTGGCACACCACGTCCAAAGACTGTGGGGGCCGCGCACACGCTGGCTGAAGGCAAAACACCACAAGCCACATGGTGAGGGCTTCCGAGATATCTATCGCATCCTCAGAAGCCGTCTGGTGAACCCTAGAGCTACGTCAATACAGGAGGCCGCGTGATGACTAAGACAGAGCAACGAAAGCAAGTTAGGCAAATAGCCAAGCAGTTGAGGTGCGCCCACAAGACCGAGGTCGGAATCACCTATGTTGAGGGCGGCGATGTTTGGCACTACCCGATTAGCGAGATGCCGCTGATAACCGGAGATGAGCACGACCTATACATCTACGGCTACCGGCGGGAGGGGTTCGGAGATAGCGCCCAGTTTTGGATTGAGGACAGCATCAGCCTCAAGCTAACCGACAGCGGGATAGGTGTATTATTAGAATCAAATTGCGAGCTTGTGCGCGAGCAGGAAACAGGAGAGGAATAATGAGACTGTACGTTAAAGCCCTAATGGACTCTTGCGTTGATGCCGACCCTGAGATTGAGGTGTCGCTTCAGTGCGTCGAGGAGGGAGAGGAGTGCGATCTCCATGACTGGAGCCGTAATGCAGAGTCGCTCACCGAGGGATTCATGTCCCAAGGTGATGCGATGGTGATGCTTAGACGCAGAACCGATTCAGACGTTTCGCATTGCGGATGGCTGATGGCAATCGATCAGTCTGTCGGCGAGGAACTGGTCTCCGACTACACAACGAATGAAACCGGAGACCATATCTGCGACAAGATATATCAGACTTGGTCTGACAGAATCGGAAGCAGAGTTTAGTAACGCTTCTTGGCCCCCTTCTTGGGGGCCGCTTTCTTCTTGCCCTTCTTCATTCCGCGCTTTCCTTTACATGGCTTACCGTCGTGCATCTCACTTGCTCCGTCTGGGTTTGGCTTTCATCTTTCCAAGGCACTTGCCCGCCTTCTTGCACTTCATCTTGGTTTTGCATGTTGCGCATGGCTTGAACATCACTTGCTCCTCTTCTTCGCAGTCTTCCTGCGTTTCCCCGACGCCGTAACGTCATGCTTCACTTTGGCTGGCCCAGTCTTCTTCGACTTGGATCTAGCCTTCTCCGCCGCAGTCATTTTGTCCGCGACTTTTTTCGGTCGGCAGGATGGGTATGGTCGCTTCTTCTTGTCCTTCCCAGAGCGCCCACACTTCTTGCCTGTTTTCAGATCGACCCAGTCTTCCTTGAACCACTTGGTCAGTCCGCCCTTCGGCTTGCTAGACATAGGTGCCTCCTCGGCGCTTGTACTCCTTGGTCAGCCATCCAGAGGCGTAGGCTGAAGGCCAGACCTTGAACTTGCGCTTGGCCTCGGCCTTGACTCGGGAATACAGAGCCTTGTTCTTTGGAGTGGCTCCGCTTTTCTTTTTCGGCTTTGCTTTCTTGGTCATTGGCTTGCTCCCTGAATAAACGCCACTGTCCCCCAGATAATTCCTACCATCACGATCAGTCCGGTCACGATGAACGCGATATCGAGCCTTCGCTGCTTTGCTTTTCTTCTGCGATAGATGATCCGCTCGCGCTTGGCTCTGATGTCTTTGCGCATCTGCATCATTTCGCGATATGTCTCGACGCCATACGCCCAAGTGATCAGCTCTCGGATCTGCTTCTCCTGCTCTTGAACCTTCTTCTTGGCAATCACGGCGTTGAGCGCTTGCTCTTCTACGCTGGCCCCATCGAATACTTTCTTGAACAGCGAAGGATTCTCTGCCTCCTCCTCTGCTTGCTTGATGTCGCTGACAATCGTGAACCACTGGCCCAGCTTCTGAGCAACGTGCTCAATCTCAGACCCGCGAGCGACCATGCCCTCTACCACCTTGAAGGCAGTCCCAGCCATCGCCACCATGCTAAGCGGGTCCATGGTTACTGCGTCGCTTCGCGATAGCGCTTGTTGAACTTGTCGTAAAGCAATTCCATCTTGGCTTCGATTTTTTGTATCTGCTCGTAAGCCT